ACAACAGGCATCGTGACTCTGTTTGTGTTGATTGAAGCGTAACCTATGACTATCTTTGTATCAGTACCATCACTCAAAACAGTGAATGTTTCTGTATCACTAAGAGCACCTTTACCACTAATAAATCGAGTAATGAATTGTCTGTCGACTTTTATCTTTACTTGAAAGTCAGGTAATTGTTTTAGTGGTGGTGGTTGGTTGATGACAGACTTATCTGATAACATAAAGTTAACACTCGAATGTTGGTCGTTGACCTCAAGAGCGATTGCTGTATCATTACTTTTAGCAACATTATAAGTTACATCGTCACTCAAAACTGATAATAACTTACTCAATTGTTCTGTATCATACACACCAAGTTCAGTATTTTCAAAAGTAAAATTATCACAACTCAATTCACCCAAAAGTGATTTATCACCTGTGATGAATCTTGTGGAAAGTTTACTATTATCACTATTGATGACTACTGCATTTACATTACCACCTAAGTGATACTTTTCGATAAATCGAGTCAATTTAGTTTTTTCCATTTGTCATTTTCTCCTTAATATTCTGTATATACATATATACAAGTTTGTTCAAAATTAAAAAAATCTTTCTATTGTTTGTTCCTTGTCAACTGGTTTACCCCAATCTAAACTATCGTAGAACATACCTATTTTCTTTGTCATGGCTTGGTCGTAGATTTTATCTATGTCCATATTGTTTCTGATAAACTCCATGATTTCAGGTGGGTCTTCGTATCCTTTATAAGCTACAACCTTCAATCCTAATGGATTGTTTTTCAAATAAACCCACCGAATCTTATCACCATTATTTATGAATCCATATTTTTTATCTTGTTTAAAATGTTTTACCAAATCATTATGAGCTATAGCGGCCTTGACATGAACAGGACATCCTTTCTTTGTTTCACTAAATACAGTTGTGGATTCATCATTCTTTTGTAAATACTTGTGTATTCCTTTTACACCTGTTGGTGATGAAATTTCATCCAACGGATTATACTTCATGTTCTTTTTAAATCTTAGAATCCTATGGTCTATCTTATCCTTTGGAACACTCATCAAGATATCATCCAACACATCAGACAATAACTTTCTGAATGATGGAGCGAAGTTACTTCGAACCGTATCCAATCCCTTAACCAATGTTTTATTTACTTGAACTCCATTATCGGATATGATTTTCATACCATACCTTTTCTTAACAATAAACAAACCAGCCTTTGCTACAATCTCTTGTTTGATTTCATAACGATGTTTATCTAAGTTGTTGAACTTCTTGGCAAAATAATTATAACTATTGTTTAGAAAGGCCTGAACTTCTGTGGCTATCTCATTAATCCTCTGTGTCATCATGACTTCACTAAATTCTTGACTCGGAAATCTATGTTTAATCAACGGAACTGCTGAATAAAATACAGAGTCGGTATCGATATAAATACAATAATCTTTATTAGTTCCAAGTTCTTTGTTGTAAAAATGATTACCAAGTTTTCTCGTGAACTTAATCAACGATTGACCTGTTCTTGTGGTGGCTTCTGCGTTATCCAAATCATAGAAACGAAATACAGGTAAACCTAATACACCATACATTGAGTTCAAAACAATCTTTTGAATATGTTGTCGTCTATTGAAATAACCATATTGTTCGTCATCACCTTCATCACCAAACTTTTTGGCAAGTTTTCTAAATTCTTTTCTCTTATCAAACCAACTCGATAACAATGTTGGTATCAATCCTTGTTTGTCGGTACGATACAATATACCATTACTCGAAATACTAACATGATTCTTATCAAAATAATCTTGTAGTTCTGTTTCGGTCAACTGACCTTGTTTCTTCCCATTCATCTCGATTGAGTATGTTTTATTTTTCTTACTGATGAACTCTTCCGCGTTCCATCCCACAACCCTACCAAGTTTGGTTTCAGGTGAAATATTCAAACTCATGATGATTGATGGATACATACTTGTAATATCTAAATCATATACCCAATCGTGTTTTCCTCTTTGTGGGTCTTGTACATATGCTCCAGTAAATTTTTCCCTATTCGAACCCATCTCAGTTCTCTCAGGTTTATTGGGAGCTACCACTCCAAGTTTTTTCAAATAAACTAATATAGCACCTTCCAAGAATCTTGAGTCATATTCTATATCTTCATAGGGAACATGACCTACATGACAAATTCCTCGAGCGACATCTATAAAGTCTAACTTATCATCTAACTTCTTAACAATCCTAACATCATGAATGTTGTATTCGATAAACTTTTCCAAATGATTTTCGTATAGGTCATTGAGTGTTCCTTCATACTCAATCTTAGCAGTACCAACCTCGGCCTTTCCGATGTCATCCAATCTATAACTTGGTTTGGAACTGAATGTAAAATTTTTATACAGAGCTAAGTAATCCAAACAACTCACACCTGCTATCATGTATCGTTCTCTGTATTTGTTGTAATAAATGTGATTGATAGGAGACAAACAATTAGCAATGTCTTCTCCTAATGTATTGTAGATTCTATTGTATAGATACGGAATATCGAACCCATCTATATTCCAACCAGTTATTATGGTGGGTTTTACATTTAGGTAATACTTTAAGAATGTCTTGAGTAAATTTTCTTCGGATGAGTATGTTTTTACAACCTCATTCTTACCCCATTCTTTTTGTGGTAGTTTATGGTCTTCATCCAATACGAAACAAATATAAACATCGTTATCGGTGTCGTAACAAGCTATGGAAGTTATTTTGTTCTCAGCCTTCATTGGGTCAGGAAAACCTTCTGTGACCTCGACCTCGATATCCATTATCATGGTGGTGTGACCTGTGGATGGTTCATCACTATCGGTATACATATCAATTAGGGTTCTTGTTTCAGGATTGATATCACTTTCATACAATCCTTCTACATTCTTATCCCATCTGTAAATCTTTTTTAATCTATCTCCATACAATGAAACATGGGTTCCATAAGAGTCTTTTATGTAAGCGTATTTTTTGAAAGGAACTATAACATGACCATTTTTGTCATCCCAAATATGGACTTTTCTTTTTGAGCTATCGTAATAAATGTTTTGATACAACTATGTAATTCTCCAATTTAACATATAAGAATTTACGAATTTTTTTATTCAAAGTCAAGGAAAAAAGGGGGAGTTTTCACTCCCCCCTTTAATTATCCTTTTTTAGAAATTAACACTAAGTCCTAAGTTGAAACTTCTTGGTGTTCCAAGAAATACTTCAGCGTTATGAGCTAGGTGAAGTTTATCACCATACCCATTGTACTTAGAGTTATCTGTAGCGTCTTGTACATAAACTTCATCAAGAGCGTTGAATAGATGGGCGTTTAGAGTTAAATCTAACCCAGCTATTTCAGGTAATCTATAAGAAGCGTGTAAGTCTAACTTACCATAAGATGGTGTTTTCCATACTTGTGCTCTATCTGCATCACCTTCAACTTCACGAGAATCAGGACTCCAATCAGCGTAGTGATTGTCGTACCATCTGTAAAGACCTTGTACTCTTAATCCATCAATTGGTTTTAAGGTTAAACCACCAACATAAGATGTCTGTGGCATATCACCAACTTTTAGATTGTTGAGTGCGTATTGATACTCAGTTGATGTTGTACCAATGACTTGACCATCTTCATTGTATTCCATTGAAGTATAGTCACCATTAGCATCTCCATCAAAAAACCAGTCACCAATACTGACAACAAAGTCAAGTTCTACCATTTCGTGAAGAGCAACTTTAGACTCTATCTCGAAACCACTATGACTTTGATTTACACCAGTTAGGTAAATGATGTCTGTATCACCTGAGTCACCTTGTCCAGTTTCGACAGATTTGGTAAGGTTTCTATCTTTCCATTTAGTGTTGTAGTAACTACCTTTGATAGCGACTAACTCACTACGATACTCTCCACCAACTTCAAAAGAGGTAAATTTTTCGTTATCAGGATTTGTAGAGACATTACCATCGTAATCGATTACATTGTCAAGAATTGGTGGTTTTTGAACATAACCACTATTGACGAAAGCTGAAAGTCTATCGTCTAAGTTGTATGATGCTCCACCTTTGACTTGAAATGTTGTGATTGGGTCTGAGGATACTGTTTCGAAATCAACCGCGAAATGGTCGTTGTAAGAATATCCAATTGAGGATAATCCACCCATACCATAAATGTTGATTTTTTCATTGGTGTAATTACCTTGAACGAATCCACCAATCCAATCGACTGTGGTTTCGTTGTGATAAGCTATGATATCACCGAGTCCAACTTTCTTACCATCAGGTGCGTTATCATCGGCGTAATCTACATAGTAGTCTCCACCTAAAAGATCACGAACCTCACGAGCGTGTTCGATACCCGCTGTTCTCCAATCAATACCAACTTGAACTTCAAGTTCTTCTGAAACATCATAGTTCAATTTAGAAATCAAACCAATGGTGTTTTGTCTATTGATTGAATTACGAAGAATACCAGTTGAACGATTTTCGGTATCACTCCAATCACTATCTATGTTATCGGAATTCTGAGCTATCTCAGCATCCCAATCCCATGTCCAAGGTGAACTTGCGTACCAAGGTTCTCCTTCGACTGCTGGTTTACGAGATACACTACCATAAGTTCCTGTACCACCACCTGAACCACCACTCCAATATAACACAGAACTTAGTCTTGTTTTATCATTGATAGTTAAAAAATGGTTTAAGTTTACAAGTGGTTTATGAAAGAAGTTTTCTCTTTCATTTAGGAAGTTAGGATTGTACCTATCAGTTGTACGAGCTCCGTACATATACCAATATTGTTGTCCTTTGTAGTCTGAACTAACATCAGCAACATTTTGGTTGAAGAATCTACCAGCTTCAGTTTCGAACTTATTACCAGCTACATATGCTGAATCATCGTATCCATCGATACTACCAGCTAAGTCTTGTGAATAAGTTGCGATATTCTGTTTGTATAGATTCTGTCCGTGTCGTTGTGGTGCTCCTATTGCGTATAACTCAAAACGATTATCCTTATTAACGGCGTAAGAACCACCGACATAATATGCCCATGCGTCCGTCCAAGTACCATTGATTAGACCATCACCAGTTTTTCTAACGATGGTTCCACTCAAGGCTAGCTTGTCATTAATGAGGCCTGTATTGTAGTTTAGAGTTGTTTTTAGGAAACCAGCTTCACCAACTTCTTGTTTGAACTTACCACCCTTTTCCATTGCGGCAGGGTCGGTAATTATGTTCATGGTTCCACCAATAGATGGTGTTGCAAGATTTACAGCTGATAGACCTCTTTGCATCTGAATTGAAGATGTAGCGTCACCCACTCCATCCCAATTAGACCAATAGACCCATCCGTTCTCCATGTCATTTTGGGGAACACCATTAATCATAACTGCAACATTTCGTTGATTGAAACCTCTTACATTAATACGGGCATCACCCGCACCTCCACCTTGTTGAGTAGCGTATACACTTGGTGTTGTGTTAAGAATCATCGGAATGTCTTGTGAACCAAGTCTGATTTCCATTTCCTCTTTACTAACATTAGTGTAAGCTACAGGTGTACTTTTATCGGCTCTTGATGCTAATACTTCAACATCAGTAAGTTTCAAGGAATTAAGTTCGAGAACGAAATTAACACTTGCTACTTCTTCCTCAACTTTAACTGATAAAGTTTGAGATTTGTAACCGATAAACGAAGCTGTGATGTCTAAATCTCCAGCAGGAACATCGATGAGAAAGTTACCATTTTCATCTGTTACCCCACCTAAGTCCGTACCTTCAATTACGACATTAGCTCCGACAAGTGGTTGTCCTTCCCCACTTACATTACCGATAACTGATTGACCCATTAGGAAAATCGGCATCATAAATGCAAACAGAGAAGTAATTAGGCGATTATTCATAAATCGTCTCCTTGTTTGGTTATTGAATGACACATTTTTCTACAGGTGTGTCGTCTGCCTGTCCGCTTTTTTGTATGTGAAGTCTTGTTAACCATTCGTGGTATCTTGGTCATCAACATCAGTAAATTCTTCTACATCACAGAAGTCTCCGTCACAGAATTTTTCAATGTTGGCTTCCTCGTTACTAATTACACCGAAAGAAAGTTTACCAAGTTTTTTAACTTGTTTATTGTACTCTTTCTCATCGATAGCTTCATACGGCATTTGTGGATATGCTCCGTAATCATGTCTTGGTAATAAACTAATACCTTTCAAATGATACTGAAAGTAATTCAATACTTGTGGTATTTCCTTACCTTCTTTTTCAGGATCGAATGTAACCGTACAACTAACTTGGTTGTCTGCCCAATGTCGTTGCATAAAAGCTGCTAAACTGAATTGTTCCCATATGGATAATTCTCCAACGGTTCTTATTCCTTCTCCGACATCTACAGGTACTTCAACCACCATAGTTGAATCTTCCGAACCAAAAGCAGGTTCTATTTTGTATCCTGCCTTTTTCATAGGTTCTAATAATTCTGAATGTTTTGAAACCCTTATTCTTCTTGTGTAAAATCTTGATTCAGGATAATGTAAACCAGGTGTAGCTCCTGCTAATAAAGATACCGTACCACTTGGTTTGACACTTGTGGTCTTGATTGACTTTGGTATAGCGAACCAATCACTATACATTTTATCCCATTCTTGGATTGTATCATAACCCTCTTCCAACCAATTTTTTAGTTCATCAATTCCACGATTGGTTATGAATTGTGCCACACCACTAACTGAACATCCAATTCTTCTGTTTCTCAACATCACACGATTGGTATCTGACCAATGTGTCTTACCTAATGTAACTGATTTAGCGTAAAGGTAAGCATATTTGAGTGTTCTTTTGTAATCTTCTAAATCAGTATGGTTATCAGGAAATGTTTCCACTAAACAACATAACTCATATGATTCCAATGTCTGTTCTAAACATGGATTACCACCCATAGCTCTATGGTCTTTATTATCACCACCATTCTTCATACGAGAATATTTTCTCATGTTATCTAACCATGCGAAACCAGGTTCTCCATTCAACACAATTCTTTTGGAAGCTTCTGTATAATCCATTCCTAATTCAGCAAATATTGAATTATTGGATGTCCAACCATATTGGTCACGATGTGGATTTACTTCATAGTTCTTCAAGTCTAAATATTCTTCAGAGTTAGGGTCACCAAATACAATCTCAGCAGTTCTTCTAACATTACCTGCCACAACACACTTACCGATTAGATTCATTATATCTACAATGGTTGTGATTGTGATTGGTTCTCCACTATTGTTTTCAAGAACTTTTGTGATATCCTTATGTACCTCTTCCAATGGTTCAGGTCCACTTGATTGTCCACCAAAACCTTTGATTGGTACTCCTGCTGGTCTTATGATTGAGTAATCGAACTTTACAGGAGCTTGTCCATGAAAGTAACTTTCCAAAAGTAGTTTAACAGATTCTACCCAACCTTCTCTTGTGTCAGGTATTTGAAAGGTTTGTGGTTCTCTATCTTTATCCACTCCCTTTACAACTATCTCTCCAGCACCTTTAGTATCAAATCCAACTCCCACACCCAACATACTTGCATCCATTAGGAAACAAAATGGTTTTGAGTAATCTTCCTTGAGTGTTTTTGTTGATACAAAAGCACAATTGTTTAGGGCGGCATAAAGTCCTTTTTCCTCTGTGATGGGAGTCCCCATTGCCCACAGACCGCGTCCAGGAGGCAAGAATTTCATAGTAAAAATACGCTCATACATATCTTGAGCTGACTTTTGTGCTTGCCACGCGTTCCACCCTAATTGATGTGATTCAATCCAATTCTTTTGCATTGTGTAGGTTCCCTCAACTACTCGTTGAACGGTTTCCCACCATCTTTCATTTTTTCCATTTTCCTTAATTCTTGAGTAAGTCCTCATGTATACTAACTCACCCAATCCATTGAAACCAAAGGGAGCTTTTCTCCGTTTGTACTTATTTATAAAATTATCCGATAACTGAAATTTTTCCATTACACTCCCTTAACTTAAAATTATTTTCTATAACGCCGTATAACCGACCATAATTAAATATAATATATATCACTTTCTATTCGAAGCCATCTAAGTCTTTTTCAAATATTTTTTTCTTTTCGGCAAGAGTTTTTCTCATAAACTCTTGAGAATTATCCATCTTACCTTGACTATCTATACCACCACTTGAAGTGGATTCAAACACCTCAATCTTACCTTGATTCGTATTTATTTGTGATGGATAAGTCACACCATCAGGCCCGAATCTATTTTTTATGACATGAAATCTACCTGTGTTAGCTATCTTGTCTTCGACCTTTCTACTCACCGATACCACAAAATCTGCTATCATTACCTTAGAATAAGCTTCAGCAACTTTTGTAGCGTCAATCACATCTTCTTCCAACGAACTACGATTCGCCTGAGAGGCTGTCCATATCGGACATTCAACTTCACCAGCTAATCCCCTTAAGTCCTCATAGATATTTTCCAATACATGCCGTTTCTCACTACCCATACCTTTTAAGATATCAGCGTAATCAACCAATATCAAATCAGGTTTCGTACCTTGTATTTCTATTTGACTCAGATGAGCGGCTAGGGTTTGAACTGTAGCACTCTTGGTTGGAAAGTATTTGATAAGTAATGTACCTTCAAGAGCGTCTATCTTCTTCTTTACATCATCTTGATAGAACTTTATGTTAGCCGTTGGTACTCCACTAAATATGGTATCGTATCTCAATCCAACATAGTTTTGATTTAACTCCAATGTATAGTGTACAACATTTAATCCATTCTTGACGGCTGCTGCTCCCATACTTTGTAAACACCAAGTCTTACCAATACCAGCTGGAGCTACAACAACACCGAGTTCACCACTACCTAAACCACCATCCATCAAATCATCAATCGGGTCCCAACCTGTTTTTACCGTATCTCTTGTGGATTTTTGTAACCTTTCTTCAATACCAACTATGTAGTCATGACCTAAATCTCTTTCACTACCCGCCTTCATCGCCTCATCTACCATCTTTTTTATCTCATCATATTGTCCGACTTCCAACAAATCCACACTATCCAATATAGCAGCCTTAATGACTTGATTTCGACAAAACTCTAATGTTTGTTCTTGTACGAATTTCAAGTCTGTACTTTGGATTAATCTCCAACTCTCTTTTAATCCATCCACGACAGCTACTTTGAGTATATCATTTTCTATTTCGTCTATCTTGACTTTCATCACTTCGAGAGTTGGGGCAGTTTTGTATTCGAAGAAATAATCTCTGATGGTCTGTGATATCCACTTGTTTGAATCACTATCGAAGTATTCAGGTTCTAATATATCACATATGGTTTGTAAAAAAACTTTCTCTCCCAATAAGGATGAGATAATCTTGGTTTGGAACTTATGTCCGAATTTGATTAAAGTTGTTTGTTCACTCATTATTGGTCACCATAGATGCTCTTACCTCTATTTTGTCTAATTTTTTCTCGTTTCTTCTTCTTGTAATTATCACGGGCCTTCTTCAAAATCTTATCTTTATTGCGTTGATAATGTTCCATCTGCCATTTTCTTTGGGCTTCCTTTCTTTCTTCTTCAGAATGATATTTACGCTTTCGTCCCATTGTGAATCTTCGCAAATCTATTTAATTTTGTCCAAGTTTGCATTATCCAACTATCCATGTTTGGTAAAGCTCCAAACATTCTATCTTCGATAAACATCTTTTGAAAATTAGGTTTTGATAATTCAGGTATCTTTCCATTTACTATGTTATTGATTTTTAATTTTGCACCACCACTTATGTCAACATCTTGTAACTGCATTAATTTATGATTTAAAAACATTGTATCTTTTTGTTCCAAAATGGTCTTGTAAAACTTACCACTTTCTCCATCTTGTTGTGCTGTTGCCTGTTTGAGTATATCCTCTATGGTGTAATAGTTTGGTTCTACTCCTAAATTTGGTATATGTTTCAAAAGTGTCTTTACTCCGATTCCCATAACACCTTTTATGTTATCAGATTGGTCACCTTCAAAAATTCTACTCAACAATAAGTTTTTAGATGTAACCTTGTATTCTTCTAATACCTTTTCAGGATTGTAGAGTTTCTTCTTTGTCGGCGACCAAACCGAAATTCTGTCACTAACCAATTGTAAAAAGTCCTTATCGGTACTCATGATTGTGGTTTTACTCTTGGGTAGTAACTGTTTAGCGATATAAGCCATAACATCATCTGCCTCAACGCTGTCAACTGAAATTATATTCACGGGCAGTTTTTCTAAATATTCAGCACATCGAGATAATTGCATCATCATAGAGTGCCGTTCATCATCTATGTTTTCAAACTCATTAACTCGATTTAGTCTGATTTTAGTGCTTCGTTTTGCCTTATACTCAGGATAAAGTTTACGGCGGCGGTTACTCCCACCTTTACCATCAAAGACGATGATAGTGCGGGTAGGAGCTAACATCTTAATAGCGTAACCAACCGATTTAAGAAAACCAACTATTCCACCAACATGAATACCATCATCATTGGTAGTTGGTATAACACTAAATACTCTAATGAAAGTATTCAGGCCATCTATTATCAGTACTTTCTCATTGGGATTATTGGAGTAAGAATCGCCGCCGTTTTTCTTTATTTCATTTAGTATCGATATGTATCGACCATTACTCATCGCCGACCACTTCATCTGTATATTCCACATCATCAATACCCAACTCTTCAGTTTGATATTTCAAGATTGATGCTTCACATATTTTATCATACAAGTGTTCTTCAAGTTCAGGTCTTTCTTCCAATACTTTTTTGAAGTCTTTAGATTGGAACTTAATGTCCTCACCTTCAAATTGAACCGTGTACCACGCTCCAGCTACTTTGACCAACTTGTGGTCTTTCATAACTTGTAACCAACTTCCCTTATCATCAATACCACTATCGAAATATAAATTGAAGTCAGCGTGTCTTAGAGGTGGCCCTAATCTGTTCTTTATTATTTGGGCTCGAGCTTTCATACCTAAAGTATTTTTCTTCGTGTCCTTTATCTGTCCCATATTCTTTAATCGAATACGAGTTGAAGAATGAAATGGTAGTGCTTTACCACCACTTGTTGTCCACGGATCTCCAAACATAACTCCGAGTTTCTGTCTGAGTTGGTTTGTAAATACCAAGGCTACCCTTTCTCTACCAACCATTTGAGTAATCTTTCTCATGGCTTTTGAGATAACAATAGCTTTTGCTGTTGCCCATCCATCTTTGTCAAAGTCCGCTTCCATCTCTACCTTAGTAGAGGCTGCTGCTAAACTATCAACTAAGATAGTCACTAACCTATCTCTATCACTTTCACGAATCTTCGTGATGATATTTTCAATACATTCAAAAATATCCTCTACGGTTTCAACATGAAGATAAAGAAGATTTTGAACATCGATACCAATTGTTTCTAACCACTCACGACTAACTGATGTCTCAGTATCTATGTAGACGGCAAGTCCACCTTTCTTCTGAGTTTCAGCTAAAATGTGAGTTCCTATCAAAGATTTACCACTACTTTCCAATCCGTTGATTTCGGTTATACGACCAACGGCTATACCACCATTGGGTCTATTGGAAATAGCTAAGTCTAAGATAGATGAACCAGTTGATATGAACTCCTTGATGTCGGTAGGAGTGGAATCACTTCCATCTAAAAAGTAAGCTACACGATTATCTTTACCAATCTTTTTGTTAAGATTTTCAGCAAGAACCTGTGCTAGCTCGTCTTTGACTGCTAAGGCCATTGAGGTCTCCTATCTATTAAGAATTAAAAAGGTCATCGAAGGCATCACTTACATTTTCAGTTGTACTAACTGCTGTTTTTAAAGTTGATGCTGGTGCTGATTCTTCCTTATTGGATTCCTCTGTACCTTCTTCGTTATCAGGAGTCAACCAATTGTTAAGAGCTTCACTTAGTTCATCATAAGATAACTCTTGATAAACTTCTGTAATGTCTTTTTGGTTCTCCAAGATATTCTCAAGTTGTGCCTTATCCTCTGTGATAGGTGTTTGATTTGGTTTAACACGGATGTTAGTTTTTGGGAATGACGCTCCAGTCTCCTCTGCGGTTAGGAACTCAACTCCAACATCACGACCATTCAATGGGTCAGCGATATCACCATAATCAGGATCTGCTATAATAGAGAGTAATTCTTGATAAACAGTTTTACCAAAACCCCAAAACTTAACACCTTGTGCTTCTTCTCCACGAACAACCACAGGAGCGAAAGTTCTAAGTTTTGCTTCTAACTTCTTACCAAGTCTCCAATCCTCACGATTACCACTTGACTTTAGTTTGTCAGCAAACTCTTCGATTGGGTCAGGTCTTCCAAATGAAGTTGGTGAAAGATAAGACTTTCCACCTAAGTCATAATGAAAAAACAGCTCAATAAACGGAGTGTCTTTTTGTAGTTTGTAAGGTACTATTCTGATTTGGGTTTTACCCGGTTGAGGTTTCCACAGATTTGTGGTACGAGTATTAGTTGTTTGTAACTGAGCTAATCTCTTTCGTACTGCGTTAATATCCATTCGATATTCTCCTTATGTTTTATGTTTAATTTGTTAATTAGTAATTGTCATTGGTCGTGACCTTTGACAAATATAAATATAACCTTTTGATAAAAAAATCAAATCTTTTTAGCAATAAATAAGGTGATGAGTTGAGTATAAGATAAACCATTATGAACTACATATAAAAAAGTCTCACCACCTTATATTAAATTTGGAAATCTTGGGGATGTAGGACTAATGATTACCTACAACTTCAAGCTCAGATTTTATTAACCTTGTACCTAACACCTTTCAGTTACGAAAGTTCTCCTCAATGATGGTTAGTCATCGTCAAAGTGAGTACAACCTCTGTGCCATTACCTTAACTCTCTGAGTTTAGTTTTTTCGGTCACAAGATGGGATTTCAGTTTTACCCTTACCCATAACAAGGTCTAAAGAATCATTCTTTAGTTTATACTTGAAGTACATTCTCTTAGTATTGTCATACGGTATTTTGAACATTTACCCGAATACCAACCCACCACAGGTCTAAGAGCGGATTACCTTATGTGCTTCTAAAGTTTACACATTATTCGGTCAATCCCATACAGAGTTAATTACTCTCCGTACTTCTCATTTCCAAAATTTTCAAAAAACTTACGAGTCGACTCCAGTAGTCTCTAAGAACTTGCAGTGATGACTTAACATCTTAATCGACTCGTATATATATATTGTCTTGATTTCTCAAAACATATTTTTTTATGCTTTAAATTCTCCGTTCATAGCTTCATTGAAATCGTGTTCTTCCTTATCGGATATCGTAACATTGTTTTCAACTCTATGAATCAATTCACCCATCAAATCTTTTGCTGTATCCATGTAATATATGGAATCACTATTGATTTCTCCTTCGTGGGCTGTATTGTAAGCGTCTGTTAAAGCGTCATCAATACATTCTAAGTATTCTAATATTTCTTTTTTAGTCATTATAAGTACCTCGGTCCTGTCCAATGAAACCAATTCGTTCCACTATCGAAAATGGAACCTCTTTGCCACTTAGCTGGTGCTCTCCATCCAGCGGCTTTGAAGACATCACCTTTCTTGTAAGGGATTCCTTTGAGAACTCCATCGTCATTCGCGATGAATCCCCAAACAGAACTACCTTGAATAACTTTGGTGTATTTTCTACCAAACCTAACCTTAACACCAGCGTTGAACTCCTCAATCATCCTTAACTTGGTTTGTTTCATACTATCGTCATCAACACTTTCAGGTGAAGACCATTTAGCGTAATCACTTCTTATACCATCAAGAAGTCTT